TGGAGTATCTCTACAAAAAAGAGAAGACGGAGGAGTACATACTTTAACATTAAGAGTGCAAAAAGGGAGTGATGATGATATTTTCTTAAACTCAAATCTAAACGCTGATGGTGTAGCTATTTTTAATGGCTCTTCTAAAGAGAATATTATTAAAGATGGTGTTGAACTGGTAGAAACTTGGGCTTTGGAAAATGGAACTATCACCTCAAGTCCAACAGGAACTAAAAACGACCAAGACGGTAACGCTCTTTGCGAGTATGTATTAACTTTTAGAAATGCTGAGAGAAGATTATAATGGAAGCATTAGAACAATTAAAAGCTGTTTACGAAGATAAGAAAGCATCTATAAACGGGCGTGATTATGAGTTTAAACCTATGACGCATCGGCAAAGACGTTCTATTTTTGCTTATTATACAAAAGTAGCAAAACAGATTGAGGGAGGGGATTTTAGTTTTTTAGATACACAGGAGTTTAGTAAGATAGAGGCTCTTATGTTCACCTATATAACATATAATGGTATTCAATTATCTAAGCAAGAAAATCATTTCGATAATGAAGAGTTTGAAGCTGATTATGTTATATTGGTAGCTACAGCATTGGGGGTAATTAGTTACCCTTTTTTGCGAGGAAAAGGTGGGTTTTAAATATCCCGCTTGTTTATGAAAATAAGCAATATATAAGGGAAACTAATTTAAGCGAGGATATGATGATTTACTGTATGCTTAGTAAGAAAGGCTATGGTAGCATTAAAGAGTTGTTTGAATTAGATACTGAAGACTTGCTTGACATAGTAGAATATGAACAAATATGTCAAGCGATAGAAAATTACGAATATGAAAAGGCTAGGGGGAAACCTTAGCCTTTCTTCTAATAAAAAATCCCCTTAACTCAATATGATATAATAAAAACAAAAAAGGCCTAGTATGGCAGTAGTAAACGAGCTTGTGACAAGGTTTTCTTTCCAAGGTTCATCAAAACCACTAACTAATTATAACGAAGCGCTAGGAACGTCCATAAAAATAATGGCTAGCTTTGCTACAGCTACACTTGCAAGCGCTGGGACTTTTGCTGGATTTGTAACTAACATAGCTAAGAGTTTTGACCCACTTACACAACTCAGCAGAACAACTGGCGTGGCAGTCGAAGAAATGCAGAAATTAGGTTTTGTAGCATCTCAAAACGGCTCTGATTTAAACGCTGTAACTTCATCTTTAGAAAGTTTATCCGCAAAAATAGGTGAAGCCGCGCAAGTTGGAAGTGCTGAATTTGCACGATTAGGTATATCTGTAAGAAAAGCCAACGGAGAAGTTAAAAAAGCTGATGATGTTCTTATGGAAGTCGGGCAAAGATTTAGAGAAATGGGATTAAGTAGAGCTGAACAAATCTCTTTTGCTGAAAAGCTAGGAATTGATAAAAGCTTAATACAAACTCTTAATCTATCTAGTGAAGCGATGAACAAGCTTAAAAAACAAGCTGAAGATTTAGGAGTAGTTACGCAAAAAGAAGCTAATGCTATGGCAGATTTAACTGATAGCGTAACGGTTTTGAAATATGGCTTTGATAGCATCAAAAATAGTATAGCAGTAGGTTTTGCTCCAGTATTGCAAGAGTTAGCAGAAAGCTTCACTGAGTTTTTAGGGAAGAACAAAGAGCTAATAAGCGAAGGATTGCAAAAAGTAGGAAAGTGGATAACTACACTGGCACAAGCTATAGTAAGATTAATGCCAGTCATTACTGGAATAGGGTTAGCTTTTCTAGCTTTCAAAGTTTACACATTAGGGCTTAGTGGTGCTTTAGCCTTATTGTTTAGCCCAGTAACACTAATTATCGGAGGTATAACAGCACTGCTTTTTATAGTAGATGATTTAATTGTAGCATTCAAAGGTGGTGAGAGTGTAATAGCTAACTTTTTTCAAGAATTTTTTAGTATTGATATAGTACCAATATTACAAGATATAGTTGATAATTTTAATAAACTTAAGGATGTAGCTTCAAGTGTTTTGAGTTTTATTGGTGCGTTGTTTAGCTCGACTTTTACACAAATAAAAAATACATTTAAGATGTTTACAGGGCAGATCAGTTTTAGCGATTGGATAGACGAAACAATAGCAAACTTTCAAGGGTTATTAGACCCGATTAAAGCGGTATTTGATAGCATAATGGGATATATTCAACCTATCATCGATGGAATAAAGATGATTACTGATTTCAAAATCCCGAGTCTTAACGATATTGGCTCAGGAATAAAAGATACAGCATCATCAGCTTTAGACAGTGCAAAAAGCTGGTTTGGTTTTGGGTCTGATGAACAACCACAAATTGAAGCCCAAAGTATAGCTATGCAACAAATACCGAACTTCGGACAGCCACAAGCGCCGCAAGTAATTGCATCAAACAACAGCGTGAGCCAAGATGTTAAAATTGAGATAAAAACAGATGACCCACAAGCTGCTGGGCGTAGTGTACAAAATAGCCTTAACGAACAACTAAGAGATGCACAATACCAGCTAAAAAGAGGTGGAATGTGATACAAGATTATCTACAAGCCAACAGTGACAGCACCAACAAACTTGAAGAGATTGGAATTGGTGGGTTTAAACTGTTTGCTAAAACTAGGGAAACTACTAACTATGTATCTCAAGCACCTACTACTTATCTTGAAGATGGAAGTTTTGCGAGCGACCATATAGTTTTAGAGCCTTTGACTATTGAAATTGAGGGAAGCGTGTCTGATGTTTATGTTGAACGAAGCACCCAATCAAGATTATTAAATAGAAGAACTGAAAACCTAATCGATACAGGGTTGCAAAAGCTACCTAGTACACAAGCTGAAATAAATAAAAAAACAGCACTTCTAGAAAGTTTGCAAAGTGAATACCAAAGAGCAGAAAGACAAATCCAAAACCCATTAGGCGAAGTTGGAGATACTACAAACGACAACCTAAGAGAGCGATTTATAGAAGCCATGGAGAGGTTGTATTATGGAAAACAATTAGTAAGTATAGATACAGAGTTTAGAAAATTTGATAATATGAGAATAACTAACTTATCTATAACTAAAGACAATCAAAACACGGCGATAAGCTTTTCTATATCGGCACAAAAGGTAAGAATAGCTAAAACACAAACTACAAATATAGAGCGTGTATTTGCTAATCCTACAGCGGACTTAAACGGGCAAGCGGATGGTGAAACAGATAAAGGCACACAGCAAGGTGAAAAAAGCCTACTTGGTGCAACTATTAGTTTGCTGGGGGGGGAGTGATGCTTAAGATTTTAAACATAGGCGACGAAACATATCAAAGGCATTTAATACTATTTGAAGAGCAAGAAATAGAGCTAAAGCTTAGATTTTTACCTACTCAAGAAATATGGGTTATGGATATAAAATACAAAGATACTCAAATACTTAATGTCAAATTATCTATTAATGTGCTTCATATTAGAAATTTTAATTTACCCTTCGATTTTATCGTGATTGATAACAGTGGAGAGGGCATAGACCCTTTCCTAAAAGATGACTTCAAGTCTAATAGATGCACGCTTTATTTAGTAGAAGCTAGCGAAATGGAAAACATAAGAGGGCTAAAAGTTGAGATTTAATAGAGATTATGAATTAGTCATAGGAGAAGGGACGCAAGCAGTTATTATTAGACCACCACTAAATATTGTCTTTGATGTTTATAAGTCGGTTACTGGTGGCTTAAATAAAGCTAACATAACAATAAGCAATTTAAAAGAATCAAATAGGTTAAGAATAGTTAAGGATACAGAAGAGCAAAAGCGTATTATAGTTGTTCTAAAAGTAGGATATCAAGATAGCTTACAAACAATTTTTCAAGGGACGGTTGAAACTGGTAAAAATAGAAAAGAGGGCGTGAATTTTTTAAGCGAACTAGAGTGTTTGGATGGTGGCTTTGATTTTAAATACTCTTTTACTTCAAAAACTGTGAGAGGCAAAGATTTAGCAATAAATGAGCTTTTAAAAGATTTGCCAAACACACAAAAAGGCAAGATAACAGATTTAGGAACATTGACACGCCCTAAAGTATTATTAGGAAATACCTACAAAATAATTGAAGACATGATTGACAACGAAGAGCAAGAGCTTTATATTGACAACGAGCAATTAAGTATAATAAAAAAAGATGAGGTTACAAGCTCACATGTGCCCTTAGTAAACGCATCTAGCGGTTTAATTAATACTCCTACAAGAGAAAATAAAGAAGTAACTTTTGACACGATGATGAACCCTACAATCAAGATAGGGCAAAGAGTAGCATTAGAGAGTATAACAGCACAACATTTAAACGGTGTTTATAAAGTAGATACAATTAATTATAAGGGTGAATACGATGGTGGCAGTTGGACTCAAACTGTGACAGGAAAAGCTTTAAGCAATTTTAAGGTGGTATAAATGAAACAATTAATAGAAATTTTACAAACAGCACTAAAGCAAGCACAAGCGAACTTACATACTTCCACAATAGGCAGAGTGGTTAAAGTAAATGAAAAGACGGTTGATGTGCAACCGGTTATAAATCGAAAAGTTGATGGCAAAGATATTAAATTGCCCGTGTTTGTAGAAGTGCCAGTCATGCACTTGCACGGTGGAAGTAGTTATACAGCATACCCTATAAGCGTTGGAGATTATGCTTTGCTTATTTTTACAGAAAGGTGCTTCGATAATTGGTACGAGGGGAGAGATGAAACTTTACCTCTAGAGTTTCGTATGCACGATTATAGTGATGCGATTGCAATTGTAGGACTTTATAACAGAGCTGGGGAAATAACTATACCTAAGGTAATAACTCACATAGGGGATGTTTATGAAGAGGGGGATCACGAACATATAGGAGATGTTGAACAAACTGGAAATTATGTAATGACTGGAGATTTTACTATAAATGGCCAAACTGTTAAAAATGGAAATTTAATAGTAAATGGAAACATAACTATAAGTGGTGGTGCAGGTGGTGGAACTGTTAATGCTACAAACTGTACTATAAATTTAACTGGTGGAGATATCGTGGCTGATGGAATATCGCTTAAGAAGCATACACACACTGATAGTATAGGTGGGACTACAACTCCTCCAAATTAAGGATTTAAAAATGGTAAGAAAACTTAGTAGTGAGGGAGATTGGTGCTTTGGGAGAAACAAAGCGGATTATATTCGTAAAGACCCCGAAATCCAACAAAACATAAAAACAAGATTAAGAAGTTTTAAAGATGATTGGTTTTTAGATATTGAAGCAAACATACCGTGGATTGAATTATTGGGTAGCTTTAATAAGAAAAGAGAAATAGAGCAAGAGGTTAAGCGTGTAATTTTAGCTACCGATGGAGTATTGAGAATAAACAGACTTGATATAATTGTAGATAATAGAGTGGCAAGAATTGAAGCTAACATAGATACAATTTATACTAAAAACATTAACTTGATAACAGAGGTTTAAAATGATACAGTTTACTAATAACGGAATACAAACAAAGACACTTAGAGAGATTTATGCTGAACTTGAAGCGCAATATAAAGCAGCATATGGAATAACAAACGACATTGCACAAGATAGCCCTGATGGTCAAAAAATAGGGATTGAAGCCAAAGCGATTGCAGATCTTCAAGAGTTGGCGGTGGCGATTGATAATAGCTTTGACCCTGATTTTGCAGAGGGGTTAGCACTTTTTAAAATATTAAAACTAACAGGAATAAATGTAAGACCAGCAACACAATCCACTTGGGATTTAGAAGTAGAAGTTAGCAAAGATTTTACTTTGCCGAGCGGTTACACGATTAAAGATGATAATGGTGTCTTATGGAGCATTGATACAGATGTAAGCTTAACGGCTGGTATAAACACAGTTACATTTACTTGTAATGAGTTTGGAGCAGTTGAAGGACTAGCAGGTGCTGAGATACAACAAGCCACGCCTGAAATTGAAGTTATAGAGATATTAGCACCGGTTGATGCAAAACTTGGAAGCGATGGGGAAACACTAAGAGAAATTAGACAAAGAAGAAATCGAAGTTTGGAAAATCCAGCTTACTCTACTATTGGTAGTATGTTCGCTAAGGTTGGAAATGTTGCAGGGGTTACAGATATAGCAGTGTATGAAAATGACACTAAAGTAGATACAGTTGATATTCCAGCCAATACGATTTGGGTAATTGTAGAGGGTGGAGAGGTTAGCGAAATTGCCGAAACTATTATAAAAAATAAGACAGGGGGAACTGGCTTAAAAGGAAGTGTTGAGGGCATTTTTGTAGAAACTCTACAAAGACCGAATGGAGCTAATCTTATACTTACACATACAGCTAAATTTGACAGACCGACTTACACTCCAATACACATGAAAGTAACAGCAACCATTAAAAATCCTGCTGATTTCTTAGATGTAGAATTGATTAAAAAAGAGTTAGCTAAGGCAGTTTATTACATAGGAGAGCCGATAAGACCGACTGAATTATATAAGCTTGGGTATAACGCTGGAAATAATTTTGTGCTAAAAGACTTGCAAATAAGCAAGGATGGTATAACTTTTACCGATGATTTATTAGTGGCTAACAAAGATGAGAAGTTTACTTTTGATATAGCAAAAATAACAGTTACTGAGGCGTGGAATGCTAAGTTATAAAAATCTACTAATTAAACAATATTATGACAAACCAAACGCAAGGGCTGAGATTGATATTTTAGATAAAAGCTTTACAGAGCTTTATAATTTATTTATGAGTTTCGATAAAGAGTATGATTTAGATTATGCGCGAGGTAAGCAACTTGACAAAATAGGAAAAATTGTAGGCATTAGTAGAATAGTGCCTAAATCTTTACCAAAGGTTTATTTTGGCTTTTCTGAAAATATAAATGCTTTAGGATTTGGCGATAAATTTAATCCAGCTGTAAAATCAGCACCGTTTTTTGATAGAGAAAGCGAATTATTTACAGCAACTGAATTAAATGATGATGACTTTAGATTTTTTATAAAAGCAAAGGTTGCTTTAAACTATTGTAGTGCGGTGATGGTCAGTGATGAAAGAATATCTATGCAAGAGGTCGTTCAAAAAGCCTTCAACGGTCTAGCCTATATAGTAGATAATAAAGATATGACACTTACTTTATTTATTAGTCCGCTTTTTGACTTAAATAAACTAGAACTTGTTAAAGTGCTTAATCTTTTACCAAAACCTCAGGCCGTTAGGTATGATATAATTATCCAAGCAGACGCTGGATTCACTTTTGGGTTTAGTGATAATCCAAATTCTAAAGGCTTTGCAGATAGATTTGATTCATCTTATGTCGGTGGATTATTTGCAAATAGAATTACATTATAAGGAATATAAATGGCAAAAATAAACAGATATGACGGGAATTTATTACCATTTGCTAAAAACTTTACAGGTGGTAACCGTACTATTTTTGGTGAAACAACACAAAGCGATGACTTAACAGACAATATTAACACTAAATTTCTTCAAGGTTGGGAAGCTACTACAGATGCAAATACATTTCCAACCAAGCAAGATTTTAATGCAGTAAGTTACGTTAGCACGGCGTTGGCTAGTTACTTGCACCAAGTTGGTATTCCAGAGTGGAATGCAAAGCAAGAGTATCACGAAAATAGCTTTGTAAATTACAACGGTGTTTTGTATAGATGTAAGACTAATAATCATACAAGTGTTACAGACCCTGCGAGTGATACTGTAAATTGGGAAGATGTGATTGGCGATAATGTTGTAAAACTAACTGACAATCAAACAATAAACGGAATTAAAACATTCACATCAAGTCCAGTAGTACCAACTCCAACAACTGGTTCTCAATCAGCCAATAAAACATATGTGGATACGCAAATTAATGGCTTAGGAACAGCTGCTACTAGGGATGTTGGTGAAAGTGCTGGTAATGTTATGGAAGTTGGAGCTTTTGGGGTTGGTGCGTCTCCTGAAAACGGGCAAATCCGCTCATGGGTCTTGCCTACTTTTTACTTTGGAGAATCAGGTATAGACGACGAATACTTGGTTTTGTTTCCTAGTGAGGCTAGTGGCCCTCATGCAATTAAAGGTGAGTTTCACGGTTCCAGAGGGAGTTCTACCACAGCGAATATATCGATAGTACAATTTATAAACGCACAGTCAGCATATAATAGTAACAATCTAAGTAGCTGGTATAAAGAAAGAGCGAGGTTCATACGGTTTTCTATTCTATCAATTGACGGTGTCTCATATGTGGCACTAAAAGGCGCTCTTACTGGCGGGCCTAATCATAATCAGAACGTATTTTATGGCAATGTGATAGGCGGTGATGCTCGACTATTTACAAGAGTAAGGGCATCTGACTCCAATGTTACTGTAGTAAACGACAATGTAAAAACGGTTGATGTGATGTACCACACAGGCAACATTAAAACAGCACTAAACGCAACAGGTACAGCTCCTATATATGCTTGCAGGGCTTGGGTAAATTTTAATGGTATTGGAACAGTTGCTATTAGAGCAAGTGGGAATGTAAGTAGTATTACTGATAATGGCGTTGGAGATTATACTGTTAATTTCACTACTGCTATGCCTGATACTAATTATAGTGTTGCAGGAAGTGTACAACGGAATCAAGATGGTTCGGCGGATGGGAACTTTGCTTCTATAAAAAGGTCTACAACTTACAATTCGTTACTATCAACATCAGCAAGAGTTCAAGCTGGAGATACTGCTGGGGCTCTACAAGACCCTCTCGTATGTTGTATATTAATATTTAGATAAAATTAAAGGAATCAAAAATGAAAATAATATTTAAAAATCAAGACGATTCGATAGGAATTATCACACCAACAGATGAAGCGTTAAGCTTTGCAACAATAGAGCAAATTGCTGAAAAAGATGTACCACATAACTTACCTTATTGGATTGTTGAAGATTCAGCAATCCCAACAGATAGAACTTTTAGAAATGCTTGGGAAATTGATGAAACCCTTGGAGAGCCTACTGGCTTTGGTGGAGAGTCGAACGAGTTTGATGATACTGTATTGGAGACTATTCTAGCAGCTGAGAAAGTAGAAGAGGATACAACAGAGTCGAGCCAGTTTGATGATGCAGCTAATAATGTAGAAGAGGATACAACTGATGATAATAATTAATAACGATAAAGCTATTGAAATAGCTAAAGAAAAGATAAGAGCAATTAGAGAGCCTAAGCTTAAACAATTAGACATAGACTTTCAAAGAGCTTTAGAAACTGGTTCAGATACTACTTTAATTGTACAAGAAAAACAAAGGCTAAGAGATTTAACAGATTTAGCTAATAATAAAACAGTTGAAGAACTTTTAGTGATACTAAAAGAGTTAGAAGGTGGCG